TGAACTTCAACTAACAAGTCGATCTGAGGTACCCCGTTACGCTTATGACCAATGCTAAGCGCGAAACTGTTGTTGGAGTTGTGAACGACTAAACCATTTGCGATAAAGCTAGGATTTGAAGGGCTTACAGAAAGGTCATATACCTTAGCTTTACCTGCACTGGAAATGCTAACTATAGGCGTAAGCTGATACCTAAGTTTCAAAAGGTGTTCCAGGTTCTCTACAGCTTGTCTTGAGATCAGTCTTAACTGAGCTAATAGCTCTTTATACTCTCCTACTTTATACATATCGTATAGGAATAGCTTGGGCAACCTAAGTAGTTTATCCAAAGTCACTTCCTCACCGCTGTCGTCCAGGTAAGCTGAGTGAACCACACCATATCTCGAACGATGCTGAGTCAATAACCTATTATCAAGCAGCTCTTGTATTGAAGAAGAAGGCACCCCTGAGGTATTCCCTACATGCAGGTCCTCCTTTAAGTAGATAGACTTATGTTTGTGGGTAAGATACTTTTCTACTAGCCAGTACAGGGAATTAGCCATATTAGCTGTTGCAGTAGTAAGACACCCTTTTCTTATGTTAGATAATACTCCATGAGTGTTTAGTAGCAGTTGGAACTGATACAAGAATTCCGAACTCTTTGACCAGACACTTATAGTCTGACGATTTCCTGCAATGCTTCCATCACCTTCTATATAAGCGGCCATGAAAGCCTTCTGACTCTCTGTGTCAGCTTGAAGAATGCAGGCTGGAATGTTCTTATGATAGGACGATTTTTGACCATACTGCTCGGAAGATAAAACACCCAACTCTTTCAACCACGAACACACAGGTTTAGAGCTTAACGCTAGCGCGTAACATCTAAAATTTTGTCGAGTTTCACGACCATTTATAGTAAACTCTCTGCCCGGTTTCTTCTTTCCTCCAAATCGCTTTGGAACTCTACCAAAAACTTTTTCAAAGCAGGAATCTAGCTTATCCAGATAATCAAGGTTAGTATTAGCCATACTAAGATGATACTCATTGAAATGACCTTCACTAATAAGTGCTCCTATAATGAAAGCTAACTCAGGAGTCATGAACCGAGGCTTAACAACTTTCTTAGTTGAAGATGGATGTTTGTGAAGACCATACTGCTTAACAAATTTGTTTCGCACACTTGCGGCCTCTTCAAACGAATCGAAGATTCCAAAGTGTGTCTGGACCTTGTCTATAGGCAGCATAACAGTCCATTTATTATCTCGTTTTCTACCGTAAACACCGGGAACTCCAGAGGAGTTGCTAAATATAACAACAGGTAAAGCGTCACTCAAATTTAAGGGAAGACGTTTCTTACGGGTAATCTGAACTGGGTTGACGCATAGTGTATCCCCAATCTTCAAGTCTTTAGCCTCAACCCAATTCAACTGCATTCCTTGCTGGACGAGAACAGGATGTTTTCTAGTAAGCTTCAGGAAGTGGCCGCTCTTAGTGGAGATTTGCAGTAGAGGCTTTATACCCGAATAAATCACATGAGATGCAACTTCGGGGTTGCCCTGCGTACCTACCTTTATACCTAGAGGTATAGAATATCCAACTTTACATCTAGGAGGAAACTCTACTAAGTCACCTATAGATTTAAGGCCTAGTTGGGTTGGTACTAGGGTATCGCCAGGTAGGCAGTACCCAGCATCAATTGCCATGATAGAAGGCATGCCTGAAGCCTTGACGCGATTAAGCTTGGCGAAGCGTTTCATTGAACCATCAGGGCTACGCTTCCTAGCGTAGGAGATTTCGATGAAGTTCTTCTTGTCACTCAGGCAGCTAAGTACAGTCTGCGGGTTTCCAATGAACGGGCTAGAACTTAGCGGTGGTTGTGCACCAAAGTCTCGCATTGCGCCTACAGGATCACGCCTGAAATCTTCAGCTAGACTTTCACGGGTAACATCAGGGTTTAACTCCCAGGTAGGCCTGTGCACTCCATAAGTCTTTTTGCTGCCCTGTGCCTTCTTGACCAGGTCCATGATCTTATCACGGGCAGAACTTGGCGAACTGATGTTAAGAAAATATCCAGTTGGTACGTTGAAGAAGCCTTGCCGCATCAACCGTTCAGCCTTAGAACGAATAGTGCGAAGTGAGTTACCGAGTGAAGCGTACGTTTCGGTGGCGTTGGCTTTTATCTTCTTGGAAGAGGCGTCATTGTCCATCCAGCCAATTTCGTCGATTGCTCCTAGGAAACGTGTGTTATGAACCAAGACTCCATTAGCAGGAAAAGCTGAGTCAGGATTGTCTACTGTAATGTCGTAAACAACTTTTTTGCCTAGACTTTCTAAAGATTCCACCCTAGCAAAAATTAAGTCTTTGTCCTGGTATCTAGCGCACTTAGGGTCGAGTTCAGTATCGAAATCTACGTAACTATTAGAATATGGGATTTTGTAGGCAAGAACTGATTTACGCCCTGTTGCCAGGGTTAGCGAAATGTCATTTTTGTAGGAACGTTTGTTTAGACCAGTGTATTCCTGTAGGAATTTAACAGAAGCATCACGAGTTAGTCTTACTAAATGTGGGTACCTCCTGCACGGATAGCCTAGGCGCATAAACAACAGTTGAACCATTTTTGACAGCTCATAACTTTTAGTAGCGTAGTAAACACCTACAAAATCTGATCTGGATACAATACCACCGTCACAACTTACCATGGCACTTAGGCACTCTACTAGACACTCTCTTGGGGCCTCAAGTATACAGGTCGGAAGTGTTTTCGTAGTGGCACAAACATGGTGTAATCCAATAAATTCAAAAAAGCTAAGTATAGATTTGTACGAAAACGCTATTGTGTATAAGCTACCTTCACCTGTTGGGCCATAGCCACTACGTCTATTACCTCCTGCCTCGCGCACTAACCTGGGTTTACACCCAAATACAGAAACGAATAAGCGAAAAAAATCTTTTGCTTTAGCTCGACTGGTCGTGCAAAAAGCTATTGAATTACCAGAGAACGATAAATCACCATCAGAGATTAAGTACCCAATCAGGCGTGATAGCTCAGTGGTAAGGGACGAAGGGATTTTGACTTTTGCCTTATTAGAGTTGTAGCTGGTAAACTTACCAGTCCTCCTTAAGAGAGTCCAGTCCTCAAGTATAAAGTTTTTGTTTATTGAGTAAATGCTAGGGAGAGGGTGGCCAACATGGTTACGAACAGGGTGTCTATCTAACACCCCTTCTTTCAGAAGTGGACCTAGGTGATAAGAAAGTACACTATTTTTGTGTACGTCAAAGTATTCTGCAAGCTCATCAATGGTGAAGTCGTTACCGCTACTTATGTATTCAGCTATTTGCACATAAATAGGTTTGTGCAAGGCAATGTCATGGTTGAAATGATAGGACTTAGGGAAATCACCACCAAGTTGACAGAACACGTACTTGCCAAGTAAGTCTTTTTGCTCTACCCATTCTGGGTTTAGACTATCGTTTAACACCAGTACCCTATGGTCGGGAGTAGCATCAAGTTCTAATCCGTTGCTCAAAAGTGCGCGTAACACTTTTTTTCTGCTTGGCTGAACTACGTGGTCTGTTATGACCCGTCTAGATAAGCCTTTCCGCGTAATAGAACCTAAAAGTTTGCTTTCCTCCTCCACTCTGATTAGTCCATTTGACGTATTTATCAAGGAGTTACCTGGGAGGCAACGGCCGCGCAGGATCCGTTTGTCAGGAGAAGCGGGGTATATCAACAGACGGCGATGTTTGTAGTTGATGAAGTTGTCTTTCAGCTTGACAAGCTCGTCACCACGTTTACGGGAGAAGTCTAGGAGATTGGCGTTGTAGCCACAATTGTGGACTGAGATTCCACCCGCAAAATAATTGTGGGTAGAGGTAACAGTAAGGTCAAAAACTTTCCGGGTACCTGCGTCGTGTATAGAGGACACCTTAGACAGGTGTACGATCTTGCCGTCAGCTACGACTAAATCATCAATGGATAAATCCCCAACCCTTTTCCACACTAAGTAGTTACCACAAGAGCTAAGGCATTGTACTTGGTGTTCAGGGGTTGCAGTTAGATGTTGACCTGACTCAAGCGTCACGGTAAGACACTCTTTAGTTCCGTTAGCGAATGTCTCTGAAACTACTCCGGTACCTTCAAAAGTTGCAACTTCTTCACCAACTGCTACAAGCTCAATAGGCTTAGTGCTACCGTCAGGTAGACTAACTGGCGTTCCCTCACTCAAGCAGAACCATGGACTCTCAAGTATGTTACCGTAGAAGGGATCCCAGAGGTTTTCCTTTGCTTGACCGAACGTTAAGGCAACGAACGTTCCATGAAGTACGTTGGAGCTCATAAGCCCGTACACTTCATTTGGATTCTGCAGTTTCAACATGCGGTGCAGAATGTAAGCACTAATCATTGCAACTAGTGCAGACTTACCAGCCCGTTGACCTGCACTTGCTGCAAGTTCATCGTAGAACTTGAGGCCGTGTTTGCGAACTAGCCTACGTCTATCTTTACGGCATACTGGGCACACACCGTGCTCTAGCAGAACTACGTACTTTCTGAACTTCCCGTAGCTGTCAGTGGCACGTATCTTGTTGAACAAACAGTCAGTGTTGGAGCAACAGGGGCAATACTCAGCCAGAGTTATGACTGCAATTGCTACCTGCATTATGTAGGGCTTGACCTTCAGGAACTTATCGTTTATGCAGAACTCAAAGAAGTTCTTTGCCTCAGGCCATTCCCGATCATTGATCTTTAGGTCGGGTGGAGCAAGTGCATTCTCCGATATTACGTCCTCTATGACCGAATAGATGTCAAAGTTTTCCGACTTTGACGGACCACCAGTGTAGATTTCGGCAGGAGAGTAGTGCTCTGGCTCGAACTCCGTCTCAACCTTCAGCAAGTCAGCAAAGAGTTTACTAGACTGCTTTGCGGACTGTTCGTTCTGACTGAACCTACTGCAGCTGTACAGGAATGACTTACGTTCGTCTTTGCACCTCAAATAACTAGTGCACGAAAAACATCCTGGTGATTCTCTACCCGTTACTGTAAGCATTACGGAACTCTACGTTTCATAGAGCCTCGGCCACTTCCAGAGGGCTCAGCTTGGGCCTCACGCTTCGAGGAAGTTACTTTGTTGTTTGATCGTGTCCGCATAACGAAAGCCTCCATATCCTTTACCTTATCGTCTAGCTTTTTCTTCTGAAGAGAGTCTCTCATTGTAGTTATGATCTGTTCAGAAAACTTGTCGGTTAAGGTATCTAGTAGCTTCGTCTTCACAACCTTGGGCAGACGTGAAACACGGATGAAGTACGCAATGACCTCAAACCGTACTAGGTCTGCCAGACTTGCGGGTATGGTCTCGTCGGGTGTCGTAGAGAAGCCGAATCCACTTTCAAGGAAAGTCTTAGTGTACGCTATGCTTGCGTCGCAAGCCAGCATACTTGGTATTGAACTGCGAAGAATCAGATTCGATAGGTCACGGGTTCGTGCCTCAGTTTTGGTCTTTACGAACTGCAGTAGTTCTTCGCTTAAGGAGACTGCGTTCTCTAGATGTAGGCCTTCAGCTCCAGTAGGAAGCTCCAGCCTATCGTAAAGGATATTTAGGTCAGGAATGTAGGAAACCTGATCTGGAGGAAGTAGCACGGCTTTGCGCTTGACTAGCTTCTTCTTTATAGAAGG